GATTTATGAATGGAGCACAGCGGAGGCACACGCCCTCTCACGGATCAGGAAATACCTGTCCGTCTTACGACTCCTAGAAAGGAGCCGCCCAGCCGATTTTTACCTGGACGATATCGGCACGTCCGTAACGCTCCAAGTGCTTCACGTCAAGAGGTTCAACCCTCTTTGTGATCAGACACTTGGCTAGAGCGGGGATTCCCTCGATGTAACTCTCGGGAGTTTTCCCTCTGACAATCCAGCCCCTCACAAGGGGGACATGGCGGTCAGGGTCCCAGCCATTGCCACCAGGTCGGTGACATACGCTGATTCGCCCTAGTACGTTGCTGCTCTCTTCTACCACGGGGTACAAATCCGTGATGGCCCGAATCCTTACATCAAGGAAAGAGGCGGTCGCCCAGTAGCCAGCTAAATAAAGCTGATTGCGAAGGCTTACCAGAGATACAAAGCGACGCGCGTCTCGAGTGTTAACTGGGAACGTTTCACGAACACGGATAGGTGTAACATCCTGTCCACGAAACGCATCCAAGCCGCATGACTCCCGGAATTCACCATTCCAGAAGCTCTTGTCGCCGTTGACTTTCAACCCGAAGGTCTCGAGCCACTCGGCAACACTCGAAGCATAGTGCGTGGGGACAACAATATCATCCCCATACACTCTGACTGACTTGGAGAGACGTTTAATATCTCTCTGGGTCAGACGATGTCCATTCTGCGACTGGATCGCCAGGAAGATGACGGTGGTAAACACCATCGCCTCCACTGGAAAAGTCAGCGCAGACCCCATAGACGCGAACTTGCTAAGAGGGATCGCCCCTTTCGCAGGTACGTCTGCCTTCGTGCTTCTGCACGCCTGTACCGCATTGGACAGGGTTGGGTAACTCTTGAAAAGAGTCTCAACAAGCAGATTGGAGACACGGTCACTGGCCTCAGAAAGGTCCAGCGTGGCATAGGCCCCTGTAAGGGAGCCAAGCCTGGCGAACTCTCGATTTTCATCTTGAGAACGCACACCAACGAGTCGGAAGGGACCTTTTTCAAGGTTATCCACCAACTCAATCGAGATAGCCTGTTGGCAGTATTGCATCCAACTAGGCTCGATCGCAATGATCCTCGGTGCCTTCAACGTTTTAGGAACGGCAACAATCCTCGAGGGAAGTTCGTCCCGGGGAGAAGTGAAAGCGACGGTCTCGGTCATGGCGTGCCTATGGTTAGGCACTCCGTAGTCAGCGAATGGAAACGCTGACTCGAGACGTTCGGGCCACTCACGGAAATTCCACTTAAGGTTTCCCTCAGTGCGTTCCGCGGTTTTACCTGGACCGTGCCTAGGCACGATATCCAGATTGACCAGAGCATTCTGTGTCTTCCACATTTCGGTGGAAAAGAGCCTCTCTGCCATAAGGCGAAAGGACTCAAGCAGATCAGGTTGTGAACCCAACCGCTTCACAGAATCAGTCACTTCAACTTCAGTCTCAACGAAAGCTCTGAAGGCGGCATCCAGCCGCTCATCGGAACATCTGAGGTTGACCTTTGCGAAAAGGCCAGTCAGTTGTCTAATTGCACGAATGCAATCAAGACACGGATCGTTGAGAAGAACACCATCAACACTAAACACGTGACTCAACGCCCCACCCAGAAACCTGGGGAGGCGACCGCGCCGTGAAAAACCGGCGAAGGCGGAGTCAGGGATTCTTCCGTCAGCAAGGCATCGATCGAAATCTTTGCCGAACTTAGGAAGGGTGATCGTAAAAAACGAATCACCTTCGTCCCGATTACGTGCAGTGACTGTTTCACAGTCACGAGTGATGTCGATGTTGCAGGTACTGGTCGCATCAGCGGCCAGCTTGTACCAGAGTGTGAACAGGCTTTTCATCTTGCCTCCTACATAAGGGGGTCGAGAGTCCTGCCTGTTGTTTGCTTGGTCAGATCGAGGCTATATATAGCCCCATCGCCAACATGGCGATCCCTACCAAGGAACCCAGCACAGCGACAACCAGCGCACCGAGCAGGAGCAAGCTCCTGTCAGCACGCTGGTCGTCTACGTGGTGAGAGAGTGAAACCTGAGCCCTATGACGGGTCAGGACTCTCCTCCCACGAGCTGGACCGTCTTCGCAGCGCTGGAAGCGGTGAGCAGAGTGGTGAGCGACAGGACAAGGTCCTTAAGCTCGGCCGCACTGAAACCGACGACAGGCTGGTCCACCACAAGGTGGACTGCTGCATTGACGGGGACCGACCGTCCGCTAAGAAGCGGGTCGGCGGCCACCTTGTTCTGCTGGATCTTGATCAGTCGACGGGTACGAGTACCCTGATACTGATGAGAGATCTGCAGACGGAAGAATCCGTCTGCGGTGCGAAACTCTCCCTGGTTGTCCGCGGACGAAGTCCGCGGCAGGGAGGGTGTGCTCGCACCCACAGTGAGGGAAATTGGCTCAGCAAACAACAGAACTCCTATTGAGTTGTCCCGTCCCGGACTTTCCGGGATCGGATTCAATTGTCACGTTCGGGATAACCCGAGCGCGGTCAGGATAGCCAGCTGCGATGGGGAAAACCCCGTAAACGGCTGACTAGAGAAGCCAAAAGGCCTGGAGGGAAATCTCTGTTTGGTTTCAACACCTCGCAGAGTAGAGACAGCTGTAACGCTGCCCGCAGGTTCCTTGGCGTAAGCGCCACCCCGATGGGGTGTCGCAGCCGCGGCTACTGCTCCTCCGTTCCACGTGTACAAACGCGTAGATCGGCCGTGGGACATAATGTACCCACGCTCCAAAACAAGCCCATCGACTACGGCGCTGGAAGCAAAAGACAGAACGTCTCCTGTATCCAGAAACCAGTCGCTGAGCCAGGTCCAAGGCGCCAGATTCCAGATTACCTCTGGAGTTGGAGCGATGCCCAACAGGTGATTAGCCTGTTGAGCATAACGACGACTTCTCGAAAGAAAGTCATCGCCCATTGGTACGTGATAGCGGAAGACACCCTCGAACCAAGTTCGACGGGAACTCGTCGCTAGCACAGTCAATGGCGCCGCCGTTGGCGCGGACCACCACGTACGTGTGTTCGTTGCGGCACCTGGGATAATAGATCCCAGCGTCGTCATACTACTGGAAGTTGTATTATCCAGTTGGAGACGGCGGTCCAGGGGCTTATTGCCCTCAGACTTGTACCGACGAATAATCTCATCTGCATACACCACAGAGTGGCACATTGCATTGAGATCTCTCCAGAGTGGCGCGATCCCGAACTGATAGTTCAGATAATCGTTGGCCACACCTCTGGGCCTTCCTTTTGACCGGAAGGTTTCCAGACCCAACATCCGCGGAATTCCATCTTTCAGGAGTTCCGCGAGTGTTACGACAAGGTTCGCTTGAGGCCTTGTGGGCATCGCACGACTGATTGCACCGTTACCATAAGATGCAAGCAGCTCGTCGCTGAGCGGAGAGAGAGTTGGCCAGGTAATGGCCGACCCTTGAAGGGTGAGCGCCCCATCATAGGACGCTCCGACAAGTTCCCCGGTAACGAGGTTCTTGCCAATTGCAGCGGTTTGAAAGCTCGGGTGTGAGTTTTCGGCCCATCTCCTTGTTAGGAGAAATGGGCCTCCAACATTACCCTTGCCCTGCCGTCGAGGCCAATCAGGATGATTGACTGAAACGACTGAACCGCTTTCGCCTTGCAAACCTACGGTTCCAGCAGTGCCCCCTGAGGGGTACGTCTTTGCGACATAGTCGCATCCACGTTCGCTGGACCAAGTTTTTGCAGGCAACGCAATTCCTTCCACATGTACGGACCTAAAGGTCGACACTCATGACATCGAGCATCGCTCAGGTGGGAGTCCAATAGGGC